CAATGTGTTTATTGTGGATCAAATCATGATCTAACGTTGGATCACGTCATTCCAAAAGCCCGTGGAGGTCATAATATCACATCTAATGTGGTACCTGCTTGCCGCAAGTGTAACCAGTCAAAGGGTTCGAACCACTGGCTCACTTGGTGGGTTGGTCAAGAGCATTTTGACCATTCTAATTTTTCAAAAGTCCTTACTTGGACAACCGGTTAACGTTAACACTTACAACCCTACAACGATGTCTACTACTGCTGATTCAACTACTTACGGTTCCATCTCTAACGCTCCTGGTAAGCGTGATGAGAATCAACAAAACAACAAGGTTCACACCACAACTAACGTATCCGACGCTGGCGCTGGTGCTGTAACTACTACAACTACTATTGCTGCTTCTTACGGTGCTGCTGCCACTACGGTAGCTCTTAACGCCACGGTGAATGCTGCTGAGACTGCTATCAACACCGTTCGGAGGGCACGGACCAACCCTTCTACCCTTCCTACCGCTAAGGTAACGGGAACTGCTACCCGTAAGGAAACTGGTTGTGTTGCTTCCTTTGGCACCCGCGTTAACGGGTCCGGTTATACCAATGGCACCTATACAGGGGTTGCTTTGAGTGGTGGTACTGGTACTGGCGCTACTGCCACCCTTACGGTATCTGGTGGTGCTGTGACGGCTTCTGCGCTTGTGCGTGGTGGTCAGTTCTATCTTGTTGGTGATGTGCTGTCCTGCCAACTGATTGGTGCGGGCACCTTGTTTGCTCTGCCTGTTGCGACCATTACCCAAGGTTGATTGTCATGGCTGCTAAGAAACCCGTAAAGCCTACTAAGCTACAAGTCAAAGCTAATCAAGGCAATAGAGTACTGACTGGCCCTAAGGGGTCTAAGCCACAATCCACTACGACCAATCGTGTGCGTACCCAAGGTGGTACGACCATGAGTAAGCCTAAGCCTAATACCCGGTTCCAAAACCCTTCCAAAGGTGGGTCTAAAACCAAATCTCAAACTGTTGGTGGGGGTGCTAAGCCCGCTGCTAAGCCTGCTACCCCAAAGGCAGGTCCAAAGCCTTATCAAGTCTCTGATCCTTGGGCTGGCCCCAAGCGGGCATCCATTGGTAATGTGAAGCCAGGTGCTGCTACAAATCCAAAGCGACCACCGCAAATGGTGAATAGTAATTCCGCTACTATGCGCCAGATCCAAGCTAAAGCCGATGCTGCTCGGGCTCGCGCTCAAGGAAAGCCTGGAATTAAAGGACCAATTAATCCTCCTAATTCTGCCCGTGCTGGCCAAGACTTGATTCGTCAAGGCGCTAATCGTATGCGTAATCTGGCCGATTCTGGTCAGGTACGGGCGGCAGTCGAACGTGGGCGGCAGGCCGTAGAAGCTGCTAAGCGTAACCGTGCTCGCCTTGCTGCCGGAGTGGGTCGTGGAGCTAAAGAAGCTGCTGCTTTGAAAGGAGCCGCAGGGTTAGTAGGTAAAGCCGCACTTCCCGTAGCAATTGCTGCCCAAGCAAAAGACGTAGTTGGTGGGTTCCAAAAACTTGCCAACCACCCATTTATTAAGGGTCGTCCTAAGCCCGCCACACCTAAGCCAGCCACCCCAAAGGGTCCCACACCGGCTCAACGTAAAGACTTTGCTGCTCAAGAAACGAAGGCCCGTCAATCCCTAGCTGCTCGCAAGAAAGCAGCGGGTTCAGCCCAAGCCACTCCAAACACCGCAGCCTCCTTTGATGATGCGTTTCGGGATGCTCGTCGGGCTAAGGTTAAAGCCTTCACCTGGCGCGGGAAGAAGTACACCACTGAAATGAAATAGTCATGCCCCGTAAACCAACGGCAAATAAAGTTAGCAAAGGTCGCACACCTAAGCCTGCTGCTAATAATATTAAAAGTGTCACTAAGTCGGAGCAGCTAGGCAGAGTAAAAGATTTACAAAAAAGGGTTGCTGCCGTTCGAAATAGACTTCCAGTAGGCCCTAATGCCAACAACGCTGTTTTTAATCGTGGAACCATGATGGGGCCAGCCTCGGCAAGAGGAGTTGGTATACAAGGAGCTGTGTTACATGCCACTACTCCCTTAGCGCGTAACCTTGGACGCGCAATGGGTACAAAACTAGGCGTAGCTCTTAGGCCAGTTGGCCGCGCTATTGATCGAGCCATAGGAAAAAAACCCAAAACTAAATCCAAGAAGTAATAGTCATGCCTAAAGTTGGAAACATGAAATTCAGCTATACCCCTGCTGGTATGGCTGCTGCTAAAAAGGCTGCTGCTAAGAAGATGGCAAAGCCTGCTAAGAAACCCAAGAAGTAATTGACCACAGGAGGGGTCTACAAGCGTCATGCTGGCCCCTCTTCCCCCTCGCGGGTATCTTTCCTCCTTATGACAACTAAAGCCCCCTTAGAGGCCCGCCTAGCGGCCAGTTTCCCTTTATTCCTTTCTCTTGTATGGAAGTCGTTAGACCTACCACGACCAACAAGAGCACAATTAGCCATCGCTGAGTATCTCCAACACGGCCCCAAGCGTCTTCAAGTAGCAGCGTTTCGGGGGCTAGGTAAGAGTTGGATCGCAGCTGCCTTTGTGTTGTGGACATTGTGGAATGACATTGACAAAAAGATCCTTGTTGTGTCAGCAAGTAAACAACGTGCTGATGACTTCACATTATTTGTCCAGAAGTGCATCCTAGAGTTTGATTGGCTTGCTCACCTACGACCACAAAGCGATGACCAACGGTGGAGTCGCATTAGTTTTGATGTGTCGGGTTGTCGTCCAGCACAGTCACCTTCTGTTAAGTCCGTAGGTATCACGGGACAGATCACGGGTAGCCGTGGTGACCTAATCATCTTTGATGACGTGGAGGTGCCTGCTAACTCAGCAACCGACATGCAACGAGAGAAGCTGCTTCAACTTGTGACGGAAGGTGAGTCAGTTCTGACACCAAAGCCAGACAGTCGCATCCTCTTTCTGGGAACCCCTCAGACTACCTTTACCATTTATCGTACCCTCCGTGAGCGTAACTACATCCCAATGGTGTGGCCCGCTAGGTATCCAAAGAGCCTCATCGGATACGAGGATGTTCTTGCTCCACAACTTCAAGCAGACATCGAAACCAAAGGTCTTGATGCGTTAGCTTGGAAACCCACTGATGATCGCTTCTCAGAACTAAACCTTCTTGAGCGTGAACAAAGCATGAGTCGCTCAAACTTCATGCTCCAGTTCATGCTGGATACCTCCCTATCGGATGCCCTCAAGTTTCCCCTTAAAATTTCTGACTTCCATGTGTTGCCGCTCGATCTCCAACGTGGCCCGTCCGACTTGGTATGGTCTGCTAGCAAGGAGACTTTGTTGGATATGCCTGCTGTCGCTCTCCCTGGCGATAGATGGCACCGGCCTCAGGCTGTTTCGGAATTTGTCCCCTATGGGCAAACTATTGTGGCCGTCGATCCGTCGGGTAGAGGAAAGGATGAAACAGTAGCTGTGGTCTTATCACAGATCAATGGCTTTATCTTTATTCGAGATATCTTTGCTACCCAAGACGGCTACTCAGACAAGACCCTTTGTGGGATTCTACGTCTCGCGGGAAGGTACGGTGCGTCTATGTGTCTCATTGAGTCTAACTTTGGTGATGGTGCGGTGATGGAACTTATGAAGAAACACGCCCAAGAGATGAAGGTTGGTATGACCTTTGAGGAGGTACGCGCTACCACCCGTAAGGAAGACCGCATCATCGACACCCTGGAGCCAGTGTTGAATCAGCATAGACTCATCATTGACCAACGCCTTATTGATTGGGACTACCGCTCTAACCCCGAGATGGCCCCCGAAGAGCGCCTTCCCCGTATGCTCATGTACCAGCTTACCCGCATGTGTCGTGAGAAGGGGGCGGTAAAACACGATGACCGGGTAGACGCCCTAGCTCTCGGTGTCAAGTACTTTCAGGATGTGTTGGCCATCTCAGCAAAGGAACAAGATATCCAACGAAGCCGTGAGCAGTGGTCTAACATGGTCGATGGGTTCCTTTTGGCTCCGACTTTGGCGACCGATTTGCTCGTGGCGGGAAGCACCTTTGACGAACCCATAACCGCCGAAGAAGGTGGCATTTTTACTTGGATCTAAATCAGGCTAACTGTTCAGTCATACCAATGACTCTCAGCGAAAAAGGGCAGAAGTCCCCCACTTAAGCGGGAAAGAGAACCCGCAATCCCGTCAAAATTCACCCAGAAGGAACGGGTATGGAAAAGACGGAAGGGGGGAAACCCCCTCCTTTCTTCTGACAAACAGAAACCCCAGTGTTTACTAAGCGAGCGAAGCGAGCGTCTTACCAGTAGTCTGGTAATCCGGTAATGAAGAAAATAAAAATCAAAGAAACGACAAATTTTATTGTTTCTATTACCGTATATAATGCGGAGCGGAGCGTAGCTTATATTGTTAATAATCTTCATTAATGATAATAATAACAGTAATTAATCTTTATTAATAACTATTATTGTTTATTGTTCTTAAAGGTAGAATGTATCCAATAGGTTCGATCAGAGTACTGACCGACCTATCCGATACAGCTGTTATAGAAACAAACCTCAACCTTCCTTTCCTTCCTCATGCCTCCCTTTGAATCACCGTTCGCTAACGTAACCAAGCTTGTTTGGATTACACCTGATGCTGAACAAACCATTGAACATTGTGCCAGAGTAAGTAACCCAAAGGCACAAGACAAGGTAGACACAACCGGAAAGTTGCTTCGCTATCTTGTTAAACATAAACATTGGAGTCCGTTTGAAATGGCAAGTGCCTGCGTAGAGATAACCACAACAAGGGACATCTCAGCACAGATACTCCGACATAGGTCATTCTCCTTTCAAGAATTTAGTCAGCGGTATGCTTCGACTGTTGATGGGTTAGGTGGTTTGGAGATACCGCATCTCCGCCGTCAAGACCACAACAACCGTCAATCAAGTCACGATGATCTTTCCCGTGATGAAACACAGGCGTTCTATCGCCGCATCTCTTCTGTCTTTGAAGACCTAGAACACCTCTACCAGGAAATGCTATCAGCAGGTATCGCTAAGGAATCAGCAAGAAAGATACTTCCAATGAATAGCCCAACAAGGTTGTACATGTCGGGAACAATCCGTTCGTGGATTCATTACTTCTCCGTTCGTAGAGGACCAGAGACTCAGCTTGAGCATCGAAGGATTGCTGAACAGGTCTACCAACTCCTTAACAAAGAAATGCCAAACCTATGGGAAGTCCTGTAAGCGGACGCAGTACGCGCCCTATGACGGAACCTAAACTACTCCTGAATGAATTCAAGGTATTGTATAAATCCCTGAAAGGGGGTCTACCACCGTGGGCCTCCTTTCTGTTGCTTGGGTTCCTGGTGTGGGTAGAAGAGAGATTTATTAATTACCGGGTAACTACGACTGTTAATGAAGCGATTGAGGAGTATGAAACGCTTCACTCGCCCCCAGAGGTGGTTGTGCCTCGAATCAGCAAGAAAGATACTTCCAATGAATAGCCCAACAAGGTTGTACATGTCGGGAACAATCCGTTCGTGGATTCATTATTTCTCCGTTCGTAGAGGACCAGAGACTCAAGTGGAACATCGGAGGATTGCTGAACAGGTCTACCAAATCTTAAACAAAAAGATGCCAAACTTATGGGAAGTCCTTTGAGGGAAACAAAGTTGC